CCCCCCTCACCCGCCCCCGCGCAAGACCCTCCGGGGACCTGGACAGCGAGCCGCCCCCGTGCTCGCCGGTGGTCCGGTCGGCGCGGGGGCGGCTCTATCCCGGGGTGAACCTGTGGGATCAGACGTCCGGCGTGACTTCCTCGTCCGGGGAGTCGGTCGCCGCGAAACCCTCCGCCGCGCCGGCCGTGACGTTGATCGTGTCCTCGATCACGACCGGGGAGCCGCCGCCGTCCGGGGTGGCCGTGAACGTGAGCGCAGCCGCGCCGAGCGCGCCGCTGCCGACAGCCGCGATGACCGCGCTGCCGTCACCGTTGTCGGTGACGTTGATCAGCTCCGGGTTGGCGGTGGTGAACGTCTGGGTGCCGACGAACGGCGCGCTGGCCGGAGCGCCGAACTCGTCGACCGGGGCGTAGGTGCGGGTGAACTTCTTGTCCTGGGCGAGGTCACGCACGGTGTGGATCCTTCCATCTGTGGTGGGTACCGCTGGGGTGCTGTTCGGCACCCGGTCGGATGCGACGGTGTCTCGGTCAGTTCCGTCGTGCAGCTGGAACTGGGGGCGTCGGCCCTTGACAATGCGTCGCACCTGGAGGAATGTGTCACCCTCGTCGGTGACCTGCCCCAGCGGGTAGAGGTCGCTTAGCACTGCGCCGGCTCCCCTCTCTTGTCTCTGGCATCGTACCACCGGCTACCGTCGGCTGCCCGTTCGTATCGGTACGCCATCCGCCGTTCGGTCACCCGTGGGTATGACTGTCCCCGGTGTTCACCCTCCGCCCAACAGAACACCCCCCGGCCTGTCCGCGACGGACGGTGCAGCCGGGGGGTGAACGGTCGGGACATCAAGCCCAGGGCAGGTACCACAGACTGGCGCCGCTGCCGAACCCCTCGGCGCAGTTCGTGGTCTGCCTAACGTACGTGCCGAGGCCCGGGTCCTCCTCGGTCAGGCACTCGTTCGAGTAGGCGTTGCGCAGCTTGAACGTGTTCGGCAATCCAGCCGGCCCAGGCTCGAGGTTCCACTGCTCGACGAACGAGGACCAGTCGCAGCCCCACTGGATGATGGTCGAGCGGTACAGGCTCGCAACGCCCGGCGCGGTGCACCACAGGTTGTGGCCGGGCCGGACGAAGTACATGTTCGAGAACGCACCGTCGGAGAACCAGAACTTCTGGTTCCACGAGCCCGACGTGGGGCCGCAGATGTTCACAGTCAACTGCTCGCCCATCTGCATCGACGAGTGCGGGACTTCCAGGCACAGGCCCGTGTTGTAGTTCACGATCCGGTGCAGGTAGTCCCCCGCGTGGGCGGGCGCCGCAACCGCGACCGCGACACCGGCCCCCACCAGCGCAGCCGTGAGCAGCGCGGCAACCCTCTGCTTGATCTTCACTTCCCCTCCTTCACCGGCGACGCGTCGACCGGCGCTTCTTGCCCCCGACTGCCATGCCCGGGTACCGTGCCCGAACCGCCGCCGCAACCCGAGCATACACCCCGTTACGGCGGGCGTACGCCAATGCAGTCCTGGCGTGGGCTCGGTCGTGGATCGGGTATTTGCGCGTCTTCGGATACACGAACGCACTCGCCGGCAACCTGCGGCGAGACGCCGCCGTCAACTTCGCCATACAACCAACGGTACCCCCGGCGCACCACGTGTTACAATGGCAGCGGCAGAGCACCTGTTCGACCTCGTGTCAAGTGGCTGCGACCCTGCCGGTTCGTGATGAACCCGGCCCCTGCTCGCGATGAGCGAATCCCAGCAATCTCGGATCTCGCTGCGACAGCGGGAAGGAGTCTACACGTGAGCAAGACTGCACTGCCCGAATGGGTCATCGGCCTCGACGAGAGTAACGAAGGCCCCCAGTATCGCCCCGGCACCATCGTCGGGTTCCGCAAGGACGGCACCCCGCTGTACATGGTGGCCGGTGGCGCCGCCGCGAACGTCGCCGACTGGATCCCGATTGAGTACGACTCGGAGGTCATCCAGCGGGTCCTGATGGAGTCCGCGATCGAGCGGTTCGGCAGCCGCGTCCCGATGCGGTCCAAGACCAAGTCCATCCCGCGTTCGGCCGGGATCACGGTCACCGCCGGGACGACCTACGTCGACGATACCTCGACCAACGACGAGGTCACCATCACCGCCCGCCGGTTCATCGCCCGGTTCAAGATCGACGAGGACGACCTCGCCGACGCTTCGACCCGCATGGACGTGATCCGGACCAAGGGCATCGACTGGGCGATCTCCTACGCCGACGTGTTCGACAACGCGTGTCTCGCGGTCACCGGTGCTGAGAACGGCACCACCGTCCCGTTCACCTCGGTGTACCGGGCGCTGCGTTCGACCAACTCCGACACCAGCTACACCGCCGACGACAACTACCTGCAGTGGGATGACGACCTGATCAACATCCCGGCCACCCCGCTCGGGACGTCGCTGTACGAGAAGCTGTCGGCTCTGTTCAAGAAGGTCGAGACCGGCAAGTACTGGTCGCCGGCCGACATGCTCGTCATCGCCCACCCAGGGTGGCGTGACGCGCTGCGGCTGTGCCTGGACGCGCAGGGCCGGCCGATCTTCCAGCCGGGTGTCGGGTTCGGTCTGCCGGGCAACGGCACCCCGGATGCGCTGTTCAACACCCCGATCGTGTGGACCCGTGGCGCGAAGACCAGCCCGACCAACACCGGCTCGCCGGGCGGCAACGACGTGCTGTTCTTCGCGAACGCCCGGTTCCTCAAGCGCGGTGACCGTTCTGGCCCGGAGACGCTGACCGACGACGCGCGGGCGCAGGACGACACCGACGACTACGCGATCAAGTTCCGCACCCGTCGCGGGTTCGTGGTCTCGCACGAGAAGGCGATGGCGGTTCTGGAGCGCATCACCGACTAACGGCACCCCCCGTTCTCGGGGGCCGGTGTTTCGGGGACCCCGACCCCCGAGCCCGGCCCCCGAGCCGTATCCGGCTGGTACACTGGTGGCGACGGCGGACAATCGGAGTCGGGAGGACCAAGTGGGTGTGTACGACGACTGGAAGCAGCCGCAGCTGCAGGCCGAGGCTGGCAAGCGGGGTCTGTCCGCAGGCGGGTCGAACGACGAACTGAAGGCCCGGCTCGAGGACGACGACGACAAGCAGCGGATCGCGGCGTTGCTCGGCGACGACGAGCCTGACACCGAGCCGCCAGCGGCCGGACAGACACCACCCGCCGCCCCCGACCCGGAGTCGACGAGCAAGGACGCGCCGGACCCGCCGCTGAAGGAGTACACCGCGAAGTTCGAATGTCGCGGCGAGCTGTCGACCGGGACCCACGAAGACAACCGGCTCCGCGCCTACGATCAGGCCGTCCGCGCCGGGCACACCCCACGCGGCGGGCTCGCTGCAGCGTACCGGGCCGGGTTCGAGGACGTCAACGGTGTCCGGCACGCCGTATACAAGGTGACCCTCACGAAGCAGTAGGAGGCCGCCGGTGACCGAACCACTCGAGGCGTGGGCCGACAGCGACGATGTGGACCTGTGGACCGGTGTTGCCGTCGACGACGACGCTGTCCTGCGCGCCCAGGACATCATCGAGATCTTCGCCGGCACCACCTGGCTGGCCACCGACCAGATCTCCCAACGGAACCTGCGGCTGTTGAACCGGGCCGTCGCATACCAGGCCGCATGGATGGCCAGCCGACCCGACATGTACAGCCATTTCGACGTCGATACGGTCTCGCAGGACGGGGCCAGCTTCACCCCTGCCACGGTTAACGCCCAACTTCTCGCCCCCCTGGCGCAGCGGTGTCTGCGCCGGCTCACCTGGAGTTGGAAGCCGCTGCGGGTCCGGCGCGGATACAACCACCCGGACTACACCGATCTGGGCCCGCGCGATTCGGCTGTGGCCGACGACGACAAGATCTGGACCCCGATGTGAGAGCGGTCGCCACCACCACCATATCGATCCTGCGCGGCACCGTCACCAACGGATACGGCGACACGGTGGACGACAACACCAGCCAGCCGGTAGCGACCGGTGTGCCAGCGTCGATCCTGGAGCAGAACCGGCGGGTGTTCCTGCCGGCCGAGCAGGCATTCCGGATCGTCCGGACCTACGCCGGGCGGGTCGGCCCCGAGATCGACATCCGCAAAGACGACCGGGTGAAAGACGAACAGACCAGCATCGTCTACCTGGTGACCGACCTGTCGGACCCGCACGCGTCGCCGCTGCACCCCGACTACCAACTCCAGCTGTCCCGCACCACCTGATGCTACAATCGGGCTAGACAGAGGGATCCCCGGGCGGGTCAACCGGCCGCCTCTGCGGGTCAGTCCGGCTTGGTAGACAGGCGGGTGAGCAGTGGTCGTTATCTACGTCGAGAGCCCGTTCGCCCAGGTGCACATCGACGGTATCCGCGACGACCTGCGCGAATGGCTCGCGAAAGAAATCGCCGCCGACGCCCGCCGGTACGCCCCCGTCGACACCGGCTACCTGTCGACCCACATCTGGCCCAACCACGACTCGAGCCGGGTTATCGCCTCCGGGGCCGGTATGCCCCCTAACGCCGACGCCCCAGCGTACGTCGAATACGGTACCCGGCCGCACGACATCCCGAACGCGTTCGGGTGGGGTTTCACCGCCCACCACCCCGGCACCCAGCCGCAGCCGTATCTGCGCCCAGCCGCGTACACCCGCAGGGTGATCCCGCCGTCGGCGGTCCATTCGATCTCCAACCGGGCGCCGCGATGAGCACCCCGCTGCTGCCCACCGCCGAACTGGTCGCCGTCCGGTGGCTGCTCGCCGCCGTCACTGGGCTGACCGGGAAGGTCGCCACCACCCTCCCGGACGCGCCGTGGACCGACAACGAGTTCGTCCAGGTGATGGCCGTCGGCGGGTCGCCCGACCCGGATGTGCCGATGTTCCACCCGGTGGTGACCGTGAATGTCTACGCGGAGAAGCCCGGAAGCCGCAAACCGCCGTGGGGGCAGGCGTTCCAGCTGGCACAGCGGATCGTGATGGCCACCTACACTAAACGGTGGGCGCCCGACCCGGCGGTTGAACTGACCGGGCTCCCGGCCAACTACGGCCGGGCGATCGTCGGGTCGGTGTTCCCAGTCAGCGAGATCCGGAAACTCCCGTCGGACCCGTCGCAATACGCGGTGTACACGATGGATCTGCAGTTCAACTGGGCCCCGGCATCGGTGGTGATCGCATGAGCCGCACCATGTCGGACCGGTACGGGTTGGTCGGCGCCTCGTCGGGGCAGCTGCTGACCTACCAGGGCCGGGCGATCCTGCACGGCAACCGGCAGGAGATGGAGTTCCTGTTCCCGAACACCCGGGTTGTCCGGGTCACCCGGGGCGAGTTGGGCCAGCCGTGGATGTGGCTCAAAAACCACCCGGCGATGGAGAAGACCACGTTCCCGCTGCGACGGGAGGAGTTCGTCGATGCCCGGTAGACGTGGGCACCACCGGGGCAGTCACACCTACCCGGGGTTCCGCAGTAAGAAGCAATGGCGGTGGGCGTTCGCGACCCACCAGAAGTTCGCCCACAAATGGGCCCACGAGACCCCCGGCGGCAAGAAAGTCAGGTACCGGCGGCTGCCGACCCGGGTCGGCCGTCCGACAGCACGAACGCTACGCAGCAAGAAAGGAAGATGAGCAATGGCCGTAACCGTGCTGAACCTGATCCAGGGACCCGGCACTCTCTACAAGGGCACGCAGTACTCGAACACGACTGCGTACACCACCACTGCAGAGCCGTTGGACGCGGCAGTCAACACCACCCCCCAGTCCTCGTCGTGGACCGACGTCGGCGGGACCCGGGACGGTGTGACGGTTGAGATCGGCCGGGAGTACTCCGAGCTTGAGGTCGATCAGCTGGTCGACACCCCGGACCGGCGGATGACCAAGCGGGAGATGAGCATCGCCACCAACCTGGC